AAGCCCATATAATCCGATCTACAGCCTTTGCTGCCTCACGTCTCTGTGGAGCAATAGCCACAAATGTGTACCGGCTTTCCCCAATGGTCACATACTCATTAAAATCAGTGGCTGTGGTCACATAGCTGCCATAAAAATCAGTAAATGCCGTACTTTCCGCCCAATCCGGATATTCCGTTGGATTCTCAGCCAATTGAGCCAACATCATTTCAATACTGTCATTCCCATCAGCCAAAGCAGCATCCAGCATCCGCTCAATAGTGCTTTCCTTTGCAGCCTTCTGGTCACCATTCGCCTCAGTTATCCCCTTGGTAGAAATTTGTCCAATCACAAAAGGAGCCCAGGCCCGCACAGCAAGATTCACCGCAGCCATCTGCACTCTGATCAGCAAAGCAGTTTCCCAGGCATCCAGCAAAGCAGGGTTATAACTTCCATCCACATAAGCAGCATAAGCATCCGCCAAACTTTCCATTTGGGCCGATCCCAAAAGCTTTTTCAAAAGCTTCTCCTCAATCTTAAACAGATAAGGATAAAGTTCCCTATGGTCAATCGAAGCAGCAACCGGCATCACCGCCGTCACCTCCTCCTTTCTTGTAATAAATTTTGATACAATCATTTATGCAGGATTTGCAGGGTTAGGAATTTCCTTATTTCTGTCCTTTGGGTTCACCTGGTCTTGGGTCGCAATCAGATAGTTGTTAAACATCAGCTCGTATTCAAAACCATTATAGTCATAAACAAATTGGAGCGGTTCAAGGATCAAATCCATAAGAGGTTTGCTCGAGAGCATTAACAAATTCCATGCTTCCCGCTTGTCAGATCCGGAACCCGCCCCCATTTGTTTACCCGGTATAGTACCGTTCAATGTCGCATCCATCATCAGCGCCTGGTATATCTGAGAATTAGCCTCAAAGCTGTCCTCAATCAACTCAGTACCTTTAAATGGATTTTCTAAAACCTTAAAAAGGATGTGGTGCCCTGTTTTCCCATCCAGAAACTGCTCATAACTGGTCATCACAGTTTTTCCCCAGTTTTCTTTGGATGTCAGCACTTTAGTCCACTCACTTTGTTTTTCAATCTTCCGGGCTGACTGTTGTTCTTTTTTATCCTCCCAATCAGGATAAGCAGCTTTCCAATACGTATTAGGCACCTCAATGTGAAACATCACCATCATCGCATTGGTAATCTTTGCCAGTTTCGCCTCTGGTATCGCCAAACTATATTCCAGCCACTTACTTTTTAATGCCGATGTCCAGGGAGCCTCACTATACCCAATCCTGCCCGATGTTGGTCCCATCACTGGATAAATGTAAGCATATTGCTTACCATTTCTCACTTGTTCAAGCCTATCCGTATATGGATCTAGCATAGACCGTTGAATGGTCAGCTCATTGGTTTCCATATCGCCACCATCCCAGTTTGCATTTATAAAAACCTGAGGATCATCCTTATATTTTGGGCTATCCGTTCGGGTCACACGGCAAAAGGTAGAATCCTGCGGCACCACATTTACAATTTTAGAGCGGTCCTTACTCAGAATCAACTCCACAAAACCAGTCCAGAACTTCACCACCTCAATAGGAAAATCAATCTGGTATCTCTTCAGGTTAATGGCTTTATTAAAAGCCTCAATCTTAGGATCAAATGCAGGAGTAAATCCCTCAGCTGATCTGGTTCCGTAAGTAATCCCACCACTCGCCAGGGCCATAGCAAACCAAGGCAGCTTAGAACTCAGGATGGGGTGTTTCTCAATCCACTTGTTCAGGGTCTGAGGGTAAAGATTATCCTCACCCCAGTAAAGCATATCCTGCGTACCCTGTTTGTCTCTCTGGATAATCTTTGCCGGTTCCTGCTTTGGCATTTCCATTGCAGAAATCAACTTTCCGCCTGCAGCCGTCATTAAAAAAGTAGTTGTTCCTTCCATCAGCTGGTTACCGCTTTGCCATTAAATTCCACAATCAAAAAAATATGTACACAATCCTCCCGGCCATCGTAGTAGATGTCACGGGTCGCATTGAAATTTCGGTTCCTTTCCTTCCTGGTACTGGCCGCTCTCTGTGCCTGTGGCAATGCCCGTTCATTTCTCAGCAGGGTTATTCCAGTGGCTTTTTTCACCTGTCCACCAGTCTGCTTACTTCGGTTGGCAGTTATCCAGGTCAAAGAAAAAGGAACAGGTCTTTTCATATCCCCTGTTTTTTCCATTTCCTGCAGTGCCTGCCCCAACGGTATTGTGCTCTGAACCATGAATCAAATCAAACCCCTGCCAAAGAATTTTAAAAAGACACTGATTTGAAGCATGTCAAACAAACGGTCAAAGACACACTGCCGCCTCTTTTTGTTACTTTTTGGCTACAAAAAGTAATCACCCACAAAAAAGCCCCACCCCGATTTCTCAGGATAGAGCCAAAAACCTTAACTTATAAGTGATTTATTCTATCTCAGGGCCTCCCTTTTGCCATTTTCAGCATTTGAAACCATTTTCACAATTTGAATGTTAGGGCCAGATTTTGAAATCATCACCATTTCACCACATACAAAACCAAAATCTTTCAGCCAATCACCTTTTAACACTATTTCGGGCACCAGTTCAAAACCTTTTGCCTGACTTTTCCACCTCGTGTGAACCTTCAAAAATCTGGTATCTGTTTTTGGGAGTTGCATTTTTTTAGGGCTAACTTTGGCCCTCTGTTTAATAATTTTGTTACTCATTTTATTAATTAGAAAAAGGGCCAGAATTCAACCTTCTGGCCCTTACTTTTTTTAGGTGGTTTGATATGATCTAAAAATCTGTACTTTGCTCACTGCCAAAACTGACAGCGTTTTTTTTAGCTGAATTTCATAATTATCTATTTTGATGATAAAAGAAATAGCCCTTTCAAAAGCTTCCTTCTTCTGGATGGCTTTATTATGCTCATTAATTAAAATCTGTTTCAAGTCTTTAATCCTTAAAAACTCAATAACGGATCCCATTAAAAAAGGGTGGTAAGTTTTTGATTTCCAAAGGCCAAAAGATAGCCAGAAAAAAAACTCCTTTTCGCTCTGGTCGCTGGCTACCAATACAAAACAATTTGGGCAACTGTTGCGCAAAGGTTTGCCAGAATTCAGCCCCTTGTTTAAAATAAAAAAGTGGGGGTTGGTGTAAACCTTCCCCACTTTATGCGTTTTAATCTGCATCATATCAGGCCGCAAAAGCATCAAGCAAATCAAAAATGTAATCAGGTTCTAGCCCGATGTTATAAAGCGCAGTTTCTAGATCCTCTCCATTTTCCACCTGGGCCACCAGATCCGCAATTTCATTTTTCGCCTCCTGGACTGTGAGCCCTTGGCTCAACATAATAGCCTGCAACAATGAATAAGCCATAATTTCAGAGTTTAAAGTTTACAATTTGATTCTCTAACTCTTCAATCTTCCCGGATAATTCCAGATTAACAAAGGTTTTCACCTTCTGCAATGTCTCCGGGTTAGATATTCTAAAAATATCTTCATCCTTATAACCACTACAACCAACAGGCACCAACAAAATTTCTTCCAATTCGTTAGGCTCAATTGAACCAGTACCATAAAAAAGAACATTAAAAGCCTCTCTTTTAGTGTAGAGGGTTTCCAACGTCTTGCAAGCCTTGGTAAAACTTCCCGCCAGTTGCAATTTCTGCGAAACTGTCACGGGCGTATTTTCCAATTGAATCACTTTAGTAGATTCCTCACTTTGTGCGTCCATTCCTTCAACCTGAACGGGCGCAACTTTGGCGGTTTTGTTACTCATCTTTCTATTTAAAAGATTCCCTAATTTACAACATATCAAGCACTTAAAAAAGCTTTTTAACAAAAAAAACAGTACCAAAAATGCAATTTTCAACCCCCTAAACCATTGATAATCTGGTTTTTTTTGGTATTTAAAAAATCCCCTGCTTGCCAGGTCTCGCAGAAAATCACGACACGCGCTATCGGTGGCGGGCCATTGCAAAGGTCAAAAAGCGATACCTGAGTGGGGGGAGAGGGGAGGGGGGCGGCCCCTACTACATAGGCCCCTTGTGGGCCACCATATTATGCAATGGTGTTGATACTATCATGGCTCTTAGCCATACCTACTCTATGCGATAGGGATAGTAATGGAAATGCCACCCTTTAGAGGTGGCATTGTAGTGGATAGCCTGGCCCGCCTTGGCGGGATCGCCCTATGTCATCATCCAGCTGTAGTCTTCGAACTTTACTTTGATTGCTCCCAGTAGTAGTGTATCCCACATATCAGTACCATGTGGCGCTTCTTCCTGTGGGAATGTCTGGACCTGCTTCTCTTTCGATTTATCCTTTTCCCATTTATCGCCTGTTACCCTGCCCTTTGTAAACCCTAGTGTCTTGATCAGCTGCTCGTTGTTATCTCTATTGATAGTCGAGGTAATACCTTTCCTGTTTGTTCCTGCTTGTATCTCTCTGATCTCATTAAACTTAACATCGTGGAATGGTGCTTTACCCAGATACCTTTCATCTACCTTCCATCCTGCTCTGCTTAATGTTTCAATGATCTCATCTTTGAATGATCTGTCTGTACTTGCTGTGCCTGCTACACTGGTGTGATCGTATAGGTATATGATGTTTCTGTTTGGGTGAAAGAAATAGTATTCTATAAAGTCCTGCAGTAAGTGGCTTAGCTTTTTCCCTTCCCTTCCAAGTACATAGGAGGACTTCTTGGTTTGATGCTCCAGCCCCTTCCACTGTGCTACACCATACCAGTTGATTGAACTGTTGTGGTCAAATGCAATAATCAAAGGCTGGCCGAGGTGCAGGTCTCCATCTGTACGGCAATCATCCACACTCTCAGCATTGTACGATTCCAGATATGAATGATTAGACTGATAGTAACAATGGTGTTCCGTTGAAAAATGAGGATAGAACAATGTAGCCATGTTCTGCGTTCTTAAGCCAAGAATACTGGAATTGAATCGCGTTCTTTCCATTACCCTGGACTGAGTTTTTATAAACTTCTCGCCCAAAAATATGAGGTTAGATCCATCAGATACCTCAATGTAATGCACTGTTTCAGTTCTTAGTTTATTGAGCATTGCAGTAAGGGTGTTTATATCTGCCCTGCTTTGCTTAGTTGATTTGATTTCATCTTCCTGAATCATCAATTCCAGCATTACTGCCATTTCATATATATCCTGAATTTTATCCGGATCCATCTCCTTATCCATATCCAGAATCCACATGCCATCATCAATCAGCGGCATATCGGTAGTCATGGTAATTGAGTTGTACTGTGGCAAATGTTCGAATAAGGCAGCATGGCCCCTCAGGATGGCACTGGCATCTTCATCATAACGCTGTTTGTTCATCAGCCTGGCTTCATCTGCTCCAATCCATTCAACAGATAAACCATTGGCCATACCTGCACGATCCTGACTTATTAAATGAATTCCATGTCCGTTAGAGAATTGAATAAAATCGGTTAGCTCAATAGGAGCAATATATGGCTCTTCAATTTTCCATGCCTTTGGCCTTTTGTCATCACCAATCCAAAACTGTTTACCTCTGTGAAATCCGTATTTCCTCCAGGAGGAAATCAGTGGCGGTAATAACTGGGTTTTTAGCTTCTTATAAGAAACTGCAATCATGGCACCCTTTCCTTTAGGCATAGCCTGCACACATTCAATTGCCCGCTGAGCAAGTATCTCCTCAGTTTTTCCTGTTCCCCTGGGAGCCACAACATAAAGCTCATTTGCCCATGTCATTTTGGCCCTTAGTTGCCAATCAGGGGCGTATAATTTCCGCGTCTGTTGCTCCTCCATAATCAAATTTAGGTACTGCCTTTTCCTTGTATTTTTCAAATAGAGCTTTGGCTCTATCCATATCTTTTTTGGTTTTACCCAATATTGCAGGATCAGGAGAATAATAGATTCTTCTTCCAAAAGCTGACATATCAGGCGGTTCCACTTCTTCTGGCATCATTGCCAGAATCTTGTTTTTCATGTCAATCGCCTTGGCAACCATGGCAGGATCAATAGTTTCTGAACCCATAACCATTTCATAAAACTTATCTGCCCTGTGTAATTGCTGCTGAACAATAAAATTGCGGTTGGGCATTTTAACTTTTCCAAACACATACTGCGCAATGGCTACATCTCTCCTGGCTGTATCATCAGTAATATTTTCAGTATTCTGGTGCATTTTGGTGGCCTCTTTCTCTGTTGGGTAAGTGAGAAGCAAATTGTAGGCCTTTAGCCATCTGCGCCCTATTTCCCGAACTGAATCAGATACTTCCAACTTATGCCCACTTTGCACCCATTGGATGTACAGATCCGCTTTTTCTATCTGTGTAATTTCATTCATACTGTTTCCTTTTAGTTTCAAGGGTTTGAATTCTTTTTAGGGCCAACTCCTGAGCTGGTCCTGATCCGGATGCTGCAAGCTTTTGGACTGACTTCCACACTTGTGCCTTTGCCAATAGATGGCCAGCATCATATGCTTTAAGCATTTCCGGATCATTAATTTCTGTCTCCAGAATGTCGGCAATTTCACCCAGTGACATTAGCCCCTGAGCATGTTCCCGAATTTCTTCCAAAAGTGTTTCTTTATCCATCTATCTCAGAATCAATGAACGTACTTGTAAACTCTTCAATATCTCTCGACCTGCAAACTACTCCGGCCTCCATCCGTGGATTGTGGGTCATGTTCGCACTTGTATAAATTACGAAACTGGCATTTACGCCACATATAGAAACCACCTTACTGTGGTTTTTCATGTATTGGATGCGGTTTGCCATTCCTTTGGCCAATTGTAGTTCTTTCGCCTTTTGCTGGCTTATTCTGTGGTCAAACAGGCAGTTTAATGTCGTAATCCATCCTTCAGATTGCATGTTATGAATTCGCCTTAGTGCTTCTTCTCCCACTCCCCAGGTAGATAGCCAAACCATTGATGGCCCTGCCATTTCTTTAATTAAATACTCAATTAAATCATGGTTACTCCATGCGCCTTTGGTGAAGTAAAAACAGCAATCCCCATCTTCCAGATTACCAATCGTTTCCTTTATTCTGGACATAGAATTCAATTCTAATCCTGTTGCACTTAATTTATTCTTTTTAGCCCCTGAACTCGGTTTGGGCTGGGTTTCGGGTACCTGCAGATCTTTGGTTGAAAATAAACTCATCGCTTTCTCCTTTTTTCGATTTCAGCTATCAATACCGGTTCCTCCTTCAGCAGCTCAGCCATGCGCTCAGGGTTATTCTTGTGCCTGGACTTCATTGGTTTGAATGAGTTATAGAAATACTCCATCAAACTGATATCACACAGATTGCTGTAATCAAATCCTTCCTTTTTGGGAATTTCTTTCAATGGCACTTTGCCAGTTTTCTTAAAATCATCCATTTCCATCTGAGCAATCTGAATCAAATCACCCAAATCAAGGATTTTGAAAGCCGCTACTTTCCGCTCATCATCAGTCTTGAAATGCAGCAATTGAGAACGGAGCCATTGCTGTTCTTTAATCCATCCAATGCGTTCCTGTGCTGTTTTGGTTAGCCAATCCGGAACGGGCACAAATACCTGTTCCTTCATTTTTTTTTCCTTCTGTGCTGGCACCTCGGCCAGTTTGGCAATTTCTTCCTGAAGCTTTTTTTTGGTGAAAGCTGTTGGCCCCTTTTGAAATAAATTCTTTAGGGTCTTGTTACTGCCATGCAACAAATAAAACTCTACCCCAGATTGATAATTGGGGTTTTGAAGCCATGTTTTTAAAAAAGATTGATTCACCATTGCAAAGGTAATTTGCTGCAATGGCGGAAAAAGGACAGCTATTTAGCTATCCAAAAAACCAATAAACCTGTATAGGAAAGTCTGACCTATCAATAATTTGCTGATAATGTTTAGCCCTCAGAATCGCAAACAAATAAGAACTGGTTACCATTTCCCCTGTGTATTCTCTTACCAATCTCACCACCTGGTTAGGTGTTAATTTATTTTTATAGTCTTCCTCTTTGCCAGGTGGAAAATCAAAAAAGAAATTATCCATCAGGTTTTCAATACGGATTTGTTCCAATCGTTTGGCCGCCTCCAGCCGTACCATCTCCATATCAATGGCCTCTTCAGTTTCGTGGTCGTGGTGTTTTGGCATTTGTAAAATAATCCGCCTCCTTTGAAATCGCTACAACATCAAAGTCCATAAATGGCAAGGCTGAGAATGGGTAAAAACCAATTCTGGACTTTATTTTTGATGTTGTAGCATGGCAAAGAAAACAAAAAAGCCCCACATTTCTGAGGGGCTTTTTTTTATGTTCAAAATCAGCTACGGTTTAACAGGCTCTGGCTTTTCAGCTTTTCCCTTCAAAACCAAAATGTTTGGTCTGATTTTGTTGATTTTCTCGGCAACATCCAGACCTGCGGTCCGAAGATCAACCTCACCGATTTGTGGGAATGTAATCACTCCAGGCGCATAGCCATGAAGTACATACTTTCCAGCAATGGCTTCCGATAGTTTATCTTCAGTCATTATGCAGCAGGTGTTTCGTTGATTATACCTTCATAAAAATAAGCCACAGGACCTGTTGCACGGATGGTAACCTTAACTCCTTTGTAAGAGTCAAATTTATCACCAGCATCAGCCTCAGCCACAGATACAAGTGCAGGATCATCAGGACTTCCCAAAATCCTGTATGCACCATCTTTATCCTGAGCAATGAAAATCACACTGGAATTTTTCATGATGTCCAGGTTACCAATCATCTCTGGCGTATTTCCAGGGAATGAAAGTTCAAGGGTATTCTCCCAACCTTTGCAATCTTCCACACCTGCAAGCTTGCTCATTACTTTTGCCATCTCCCTGGTAGTGTATTGGCGTAGCCATTTCTTACCAGTTTTGAAAACAATGTCATCCACCACAGTCACAGCCTCAGCAGCTGTTCCGGCAGTAGAAGGCACTGGAAAAGTCAAAATATCTGCAGCAAGGCAGAAAAATAATACGGATTTGATTCCCGGTGTGGCTTTATCGCCATCAGCACGGGTTACGGCTGCTAAACTAGGCATCTACGTCTTCGTTATTTACAATTTCTACTAAAATCCCTTGTCCTTCTATTCCAAGAAGTTCCTCTAATGCCTTATCATTATCTCCCAGATCAGAAGCTGCAAGAATACCGCGTCCAGGTATGTTAAACCGGGCAGCAGTAAACGTGTAATTCTTATCTCCAAGCTTTACAATTGGAAGATCTGTTTTTAATGATTTCTGCAAAAGCAATTTTGAGTTTTCAGAATTTAATTCTGCAATCACCTCATTTGCTTCATCCAGTTGTTTTTGAAGAGAACCGGTATCAGCTGATTCCAGTTCTGCAATTCGTGCATTTGCCTTATCCAAGGCCTCCTGCAATTCTGCTTTCGTTAATTCTGCCATTTTTGTATTTTAAAATGGGGTGGCTTTCACCACCCCTGTTTTTTAATTTTTAAACAGCGTCATTTACAAAAAGCGCCAAAGGATCGCGAACTGCAAAACCCAAAGTACCGTTGAAAGTACCTTCTATGGTTTTCAACTGATCAACAAACTTGATGCTTGTGGTATCGCTGGTGTTATTCACAGCAGCAATGATGTTCTGAGGAACAGTAATAATCATCCTGTTTGATCCGGTCATGTTGTCCATGATTTTGATCTTTAGCTTGCCATTTGTTTTTGGCAAAGTCAAAGGCAAATCTTCCAATGCCTTGATATTGTATTGGTTGAGCGTGCTCAACTGATCAACAATATTTTCAGCCTGGCCCATTCCCACATGCAATTCCATCTCCTGGCTCTTAAACTGCTCAGGCATGCTGCGATACACAGCCAACGCCTTGTCAAAAGCATTGGAGCTTGTTGGTGTTCCAGTGGTAACTGGTACCAATTCCGTAGCTGCGGTAATCAAGTCAGCAATCTGCTTGCCAACACCTTTCACTACTGCCCTTGCATTGTCCACCACCCATTTGGCTGGGTGAGTTACCGGAGTTTGACCAGCAGTTGTGGTGGTAATGCACTTGTAGTACTTACCATCAGTAAACTTCATCAAACCTGCTGAATCACTGTTGGCAGTGTAAGCAGTTCCTGAATTGTAAGCAGGATATGCAGCAGTACCCAATCCCCAATAAGCTACCTTATCAGTGATTTCATGCTGTAACGCCTTAGCGTACTGAGCATAAAGGTATGCCTGAAACGGAGGACGATTTTTGTCGCCTTGAAATTCAGCCATCCATGTTTCAAAATACTCCCGAGGGTCAAAATCAAAATCTCTGTCCCATGGAGCTACTGAAAGTAGCGTTCCGGAAAAGGTTTGGGTTGAATTACCTGTGTTTTTGGTCGTGTTGTACGGCCTCAAACCATCAGATATTTTCAACCTGGTCATTTCCATAGTGTTTTTCACACCAGTACGTTTTCCGTACACTTCCCACCAGTTCATTCCCTTAAGAAGGGTGCTGAACAACTGAGTATCACGGCCACCTACAAATGCGTTAAGTGCCGAGGCTGTAATTAAACTAGTCGCCATTTTGGTTAAATTTTTACAGTTGCGTTGATTGCGTCAGCTTCAGCAGCAAGGCGGTCAGCCTCACAAGGGAAGGTTGGTTCCCCACCATCTGCATTTGCTTCACTTTCTTTTGTGCTTTGAGGAGCTGCCGGAATAGTTCCAGGCTGTCCACCAAATGCAGCAGCTTTGGCCTCAGCAGCTTCAGCTTTTTGTGTGGCCGAAGCCAAATCACTCTGAGCTGTTGCCAGCTTGGAGTTTGAATCTGCCAGTTTAGTGGCAAGATCAGCATTGGCGGTAGCCAGGGTATCGTGGGCAGCTTGAAGACTTGTAACATCCTCAACCTTCACCAGTTCAAGCCCCTTAATGTTTTCCGCCTCTAGTGCCGCGTTAGCAGCGTCAAGGGCCGTTTCTGAAATATCAGTTACCGGCTTGCCTGCCAGGGCTGCAACAGCAGCGGGCAGACTTTTTCCAAAAAGTCCCATAGGGTTATTTCCAGTTATTGGCTTATTTTGTTGGGTGGCCATTGTGCTCACCATGTTTACAGCATCCTCCAAAGTGCCTATGCTATCTGCAAGGCCATATTGAAGTGCTTCCTCAGACAGGTAATCCTGTCCTTTTAGTGTGGCATCAGCGTTTAATTTATCGCCTCGCCCTGATTTTACGGCATCCATAAAAACAGCATCATACTGGTCCAAACGGTTCAGTATCATTTTATCCTTGCCTTTTGCCAGTTCTCTGGATGCAGCATTTTTTTCAGGTGAAGTCCTGGCATACAATTCATATACCTTGGCACCCATTTTTTCATAGGCTCCACCAGCATCGATTATTGTAACCATGGTACCAATACTGCCCAGCGTACTTGTTTTTCCATTCACAACAATGGAATCACACTGAGCTGCAATCCAGTAGGCTGCACTCGCTGCCATTCCATCTATATAGGCAATCACTGGCTTTTGGCAATTGGCAACAATCTTTGCCAACTCCTCTGTACCAGCAACCGATCCACCAGGTGAATCTATATTGAGCACAATTCCTTTTACGTTAGGATCTGCATCTGCCTTGGATATTGCCTGGCCTATGCTCTTGCTTCCATACGCACACCATGTATCATATTTCATCACCACCCCAATCAGGGAGATCATGGCAATGTATTGTTTTGGCTCTGCTGCAATAGGTTCAGCCTCAGATTCTACAGGGGCCTCCTCTTCGCTATCATCACCATCCACATATTCAATCAGATCATTGTCCTCAATGAAATCATCGCCTCCAGATGCAGATACTTTTTCCTTACGTTTTCCTGAGAATTGGGAAAAATCAACTTCCCGTCCTTCCTGTATAGCAGGAAGCAAGGCCATAAAAGCCTGAGATACAGATTCGTGAACCGCCCACGGTTCGCGTAATACTGAAGACAAAAGTTGGAATCCCTTCACTCTTTACACTATTTTCAGTGTAAAGAATTAACCTTATAAAATCCCAATAAAAGACATAAAAAAAGCCCCTCAGCAATGCTAAGAGGCTTTAAATCAATTATTAACTTTACACCGTTTATTCTAAGTCCGTTTCAGGATTGGCCTCCGGATCATACCAGGGTATCTGCTCCGTCACCATTCCTTTAAATTTTATAGTCGATTTTTTTGGATTAGAATCAAAAGAGGATGAAAACACCATTGGCTCTTCTTTTGATCCCAATACCTTCCATTTATAATCAGATTCTGTTTTGTTCATGTCCTGAACAAAAACAACAAAATATTTTAACGCCTCCAGTTTTAAAAACTTTTCACCTGTCGTTCTCTCATCTCCAGGGAATGAAAGTGTCAAATCTATATTAATAGCTACACCAGCACCACTTTCAATATGTTTTGTAGACAGCTCAACAGTTTTATTGGTCGCTTCTATCACAACCAAAGGAGGTTCAAATTCATTTAGTTCAAAATCAGTATCCAACACAATCAAACTTCCATTTGAACTGTATAAATCAATTCTGGCTAGAGGTAAGGCTATTACCTTTCTAATGTAGCCGGGCAGATTAGCCCCTTCAGATCTTAAAATTTCAAGGTTTGGCATGGCTAAAAGACAATTTGACTTTTTCGGGGACAATTTGACCAACTTCTTTTTTCAGAAGTCTACCATCATTTAATTCTACTTTGTGCCTTTGGCGGATCTTCTTCCAGGTATCGAGGTTGATATTTTCCTCCTCAACCCCTGCCACCTGTATCAGATAGTTTAAGATCAGATCAGCCTCCACATGGTTTACAGTCTGGCAAACTAGATCCATCCAGTTGTTCATCCCTTCAGCTATCTGATCTCTGATAAACGAATTGAAATCCATTACCGAAGTATGCGGAATTCCAACCTTGCCAGACTTCCATATAAACAGATGTGGAAATTCTATTTCAACCTTTGAAGGATATTTCTCCGTAAATGTCAGGTGAAATTCCTTATAACTACCTGTAGCCATCAAACTCCGCAAATGGGCAGTTTCAACGCCCTTAGCAGTTATCCGTATTTTATTGCCATATTTCTTATTCAGATAATCCCTAACAAATGGCTTGCATCGCAATTCAACTATTGTCATTTTTTGGCACTTTTTACGGTTCAAATATACAAAAAAGCCTGAATGCCAAACATTCAGGACTTAAAAATTCCCGCGACCATTAATCTAAGGCCACCAAAAGAAGTGCAATTGGGTAACCCCATCGCTTCCCTGACATCTTAATGAATACCATCTTTGCCTTACTGCTGGCTGGCCATTGGCCACCAGATCAATTTTCCCTGCTGCCAACTGAGCAGGTGTAGGCAGATAATTATTAATGTTATTCCTTATACCACAGGCACTGGGTATATTTCCTGCCTGAGGTTGATTCCCCTGAGCAAAGCCATCATACCTGCAATAGTTCAATGTGTACCTGCAACCGGGTCGAATGTTAAAACGAAAACAACTTTGCCCACTGGCATTGGTGTAGTGCATCAATCCCGTTACACATTGGCCACTTGGCTGAGGTGGCACCACCACAGTAAGACTATCGCATAAAGATGAAGAAACTACAGGCAGGCAGGCAGCTGAAGAAACAAAATCCCTGATCACCTTTCCAGGTAGCGGCCCAAACCCAAGATTGAAATCTACTGCACCATTATTATAGCAGTAGCTCATTATTGTGCCTTTCATGTTAAATCTTGTATTGTTCCCACAGCTACCCTCTCCGGCATAGCAGCTATCAATTCTGCCAACTGTACCATTGGGCAAGTTCCAACCACACCAATGCGTGTGTCTGGATCCAAAGTTGTGGCCCAACTCATGCGACACACAAAAAACCGACCAGGAGAAAACGGGCAAAGCATTGTAAGTAGAATAGATACTTGAAAATCCATGTGGAGAAGCAGAGCACAATCCACCTATCCAGGCAATGCCACCCAAAGAGTTTGTCCGGTTATCCAGAAAGTGGATCAAATCCCAGTTTGGTTGTTTGGGTCTGTTGTTTGTAAAGTTCACCAGTATCTGGGCAATATTAGATGTAGTAGCATAAGGGTCCGGACTGGTCCAAACAAACAAGCTCGCAAACTGGATGGCAATTTGTTCCTTCAGGTAAATCTTTTTTACCAGATTAAAAAGCCCCGATACAAAGTTTGAAGTGCCGGAAACCGTGGAGCCAGATTTGATGTACAAATCATAATCAGCCTCCAGTGCTACCCTTGTGATTTTACAGCTTGCACTGATCCGTGCAAATCTTTCTACCTCTGTTTTGTCATTTATTTCAAATTCTGTTTCATCATCAGTCTCACAGATAAATGGATTTGGTGGCAAACTCTGCTCAGAAACCAAAATGTAACTTTTGCCATCTGTTTCTCTACCTATATTATACTGTGTACCATTGGCAGAAATCACAGCCATAAGCCTGTCGGCAAAAAACGAAATGCCACCTATGCCAGTGGTAGATTGATAGTGAACTCCTTTGGCTTCTTTATCTAAATACCTTTTGCCATCAGATGTTTGCACATAAAAATCAGAGGTAAAAATCTCAGCCTTTTCAAAAGTAAAAACTCCCAATGTTGGAATGGCAATAGAAATTCCATCAGGTTCATTCAGATAGATATTGGATATGAAACTTTCCTTTATCTCCAAAATCTTGGCTTCTTTTAATGGTTGATTTTTTGAAAGCTTGATGTCCGGCACCAGATCCTCCCATTTCTTTACTTTCAGATTTTGAAAGTTTTTTCTCGTTTCTTGTATTTCAATCTGGGCAACTGCCGCAAAGCAAAATAAGCCAAAGAGCAGGCTGAAAAGTGTGTTTTTCATAGCGTTTTTGAATTACTTTTTATAAGTGAACTCAAATGTGATACACTAACAACCTGAATAAAAGGACATAAAAAAGCCCTGAATTTCTCCAGGGCTTCCAACTATGCGGCCAGCTTCCTGCTAGCGGCAAAGTTTACATTGATTTGTTTGCCGGTTGTGGCTTTTGAAATCTTCCTTAGCTTCTCTTCCCGCTGTCAAAACCAGTCAGCCCCATATTGTTTGCCCATTTCTGGGCCGCCTCGTACAGACGTTGTGGAGCTGGAGGGAATCGAACCCACGTCCAGGCAGGTGACCGCTTTGGTAATAGCGATTTCAAAAGCAAAAGTAAAAGGCTGTAAAAGGCCAGAAAAGGACATAAAAAAACACGAACTGTTGGTCCGGATTTTAGTGGATAAAAAAAAATATTTTTATTTTTTTATGAGGTAGGAGTATGTAGAGCAAACATCGAAGGGTTTTGTAGTCATTACCAGTAGGCAATTAGTTGAAGGTTTATTAGAAATCATTAGATTGTTTTCAGCAATCCAGTTCTTGAAATCTTCCTGAGAGTAAAAGGTTGCAATCAACTTGTTTGCCTGACTTACATTTATGAGGTATTTTCCGATTATTCTTTTCATAGTGTTTCTTATTTTATGAACCGGTTTTAGGTGCAAGCCCATTGTACTTTCAACTTAATAGCGCAGCGGCTTCATTTGAAATGCAATACGGGGCTTGCACCATGCTTTGGTTCCTAAAAAAGAAACAATGAATCGAATCGGAAATTACCTACAATGTTTTTTAAACAAGTTGTTATTTGGAATGCTAATGCTCACTTTATCAAGCTATGAACTGTTATCTCTTTCTCCCAATCTCACAAATCTGAATATTAATATAACCCTCCATTTGCAAGACTTTTGAAATTTCAAAAGCCCCTTCCCTGCTTTCTGATTTGAATTTCTTTTTCTCCATCACCTCCTTTTTTTTGGGTGGTGGATATGCGTAGATGCTGTACATAAAATATATATTTAAAAATCATCAGACTCTTCAAGTGTAGCCAGATATTCTGCAGTGTGGATTTTTTCCACAGATACCAGAATTACCTTCAGATCATCTTCCTCCAGGTCCTCAGCATTGAGCTGGCCCCGTATTGCATCCATAGCACCCTCCAAATCTTCACAGATCAACGTAGAGCCATTTGCATCAATTGAATATGTTATTATTTTTTCCATATACTATTTATTTGAATTTTAATTACTTACCCCATCTGAGGGACATCCATGTCCCTCACTGAATTTCTACTTTAAAAAATTTTTCCGTCTCCTTCTTCTTCCTATCCATGGTCAGCAGCAGCTGGCTCAGCAGGTGGAAAAAAGTATCCCAATCTCCCACCTGTGCATTACCTTTAATATAAGCCTCATCTTCTCGGCTTGTGGTTTTTGTGCAAAGGCAATAGTCTTCTTCACCAGTCGCCTGGCTTTTGTGTATCAACCTCACATACCTGGTTTGCTTATCCGTCACCATCCACGCCTCAGTTTTGGCCGTATTGGTATAAAATCTATCCTCCATGGCCTTGTAAGGTTTTAGAACTTTCCGAAAATCCGGACCCAAATCGTAAAAGATTTCCGAAAAAAGTGTGCTTTTTGTAACAAATGATTTTACTTATTGAAAACCAGTGGTTTATCTTGTTACAAAACCTGTTACAAAATTTGTTACATTTTTTTCGAAGCCGATCAGAAAAATCAGAACTAAAAATCGGCTCGGATTCCGTTACAATTGTTACATTTTTATTTTTTAAAAAAAATAATGTAACAACTGTATTCTCCTGTCTATCAGCACCCTTAAAACGTAAAACAACAGAAGTTACAAAAGTTACACACTTTTTCGCTTTTCTCATTTTTGCCCCTTTAAAAAAAGAGCGCCCATGTAAGTATTTAAAAAGGCAGGTCATCGCTCGTTTCAGGTTTTGTTGGTATGGCCAATTGCTGGCTTGTAACATTGCTTGCTGTCTTTGCTGCCCCATCATCAGATACATCAGCCGCAACTCCATCCACGGCAAACTGGGTCTCATCTACTTCCTTCAGCCAATCTTCTACTTTGAAATGAAAGAACCTTGCCGTTCGGTTTTTATTCCAACTCACTGTCCCATCATCATTGAATCCATCCGGATACCGCAACCTGCCAGGAGCATTGGGCGACATTTTCTTTTTGTCCTTCAGAAACTTCTTTATCTCCAGTTCATCAATCGCATACTTTGAAAGGCCGTTCATTTTAATCGTTTCCTGAATCGCCTTCACATCCATCCTGAAACTCCAGCATTTGTATGTGTTAAACATTTCCACAATCAATCCATCCACAACTCTATCTACCCGGTTCCGTGTAGCTTCGATGATAGATTTCAGCTGCTCAGTTATAATATGCTCAGTCGCAAACCAGCTTCTCGTTTTCCGTGCATGAAAAACCTTTCGGTTACTCAGGAAATCCAGCCAGGCCGGAATCTCCGCTTTCATCTTGTTCCGCATATCCGGGTCATTCTTTATGCCATGGTCAGCAAAGGTTTTCACCCGCACCACAAACCACCTCACCTCTCCATCTTCAATCTTCATCAAACTATCAGCATCGTTTGAGCAGATAATCAGCTTTGCATAAAAATCCACAGTTTTCACATCCGCCCCTTTAAACTCCAGAAACTGCTTATCATCCGTAGCCAGTTTTTTCAGCCTTTCTTTTTCCGCCCGTTTTTCCACATCCAGAAAACCCTCATCAATCCCGATGATGTACTTCGTTATATAGTGAGAATTGAAACTCTGCTTAAACCGCTCATTGTCAATTATGGTCGCATTCGATCCATAAATATCCTGCAGCCATTTCAGGAAAGAAGATTTCCCCGTTTCATTTTCCGGACTCACCAGGCAAAGCACCGGCAAAATGTGGGTAGGGTTTTGCCACATCAGCGTAAGGTAATCCAGAGCCACAGTAAAAATATCCCCTTCAATGTCATTCTCAGCCGTTCCCTCCCCTTCAAAAATATGCTTCAAAAAGCCTAGTGTATGCTCAATGCTGCCCTTTTCCTGCTTATGTATTATCGGATTATACAGATTGAAACAGGCATTATGAATCCGCTGGTACCGTGGTGAATTGTCAGGCATATTGCACCATGTCAGGTATTTAGGTAGATCATCCATAAAATACTTTCCATAGTCCTGCGTTATCTCCCCCTTGCTCCATTTCACTATTTCCTCCTCCAACTCATTGTGTTTGTTAGGCACCTTTACCAGTCGGAAATAATCGCAACCAATTCGCATATACTCCTTCACATCCTGGTGGCCAATCCTGATCAGCTTCCCATCATCGCCCTCTCCCTTTACCCATCTGTAGCTCAGTCGTTTGAAAACAAACTCATTGTCTTTCAGATCTTCAGCATATATCTGGTAGAAATTCTCAGCACTCAGCACCCCTAAAAAGTTTTGGAGCTTGTGGTTTCCATCAGATATATTCAGGATGTTGAAATTCTGATTATCCAACATCAGCAGATTCAAAGATTCAAGCACAGCATTGTGTCTCTTTTGGATTTTAGGAGAAAGCAAATCATCCAGCCCCTTGCCATCCTCCACATGCGTTCTCGAAATGCAACCCACATACACATCCTTCACCAGCAGGTCCTTTCGGGTACTCATTTCAGCCATCACCGCCTCACGGAAATTTTTCCAAGCCGTGTAAAACAGATTTGGCCGCTTGCTCAGGTCCTTGCCCGGTTCAAACTTAACTGTCAGAGTGTCAGCATCAGTAAGAAACAAAACCTTTTCCACCTTGCACACCACCATCAGCCAGATCAGATCCTCATGTAGGCGTTTGGTTTCGTTATTGGTGTAAAAGTTATGGATCCCCGCAATCCCCACCACATTGATACCCATTTTTGCACCGCGAACAGACTTCTTCTCTCCCTCCGTAATTACAAGCAGGTCAATTTTCTCCTTCTTCCTGAATTTCAAAATAATTTCCGGAGGAAAATAAATCTGGTTTCCAGCCTTCCAGGCCGTTTGATATTTCATTTCCTTACCTTCAGCATTAAGGCGAGGAATTTTAAAACGAATCCGGGTAAATGGCTTAGGCCACTTGTTATCTCCCTGGTGCTCCGTTCTCAGGTGGCCATGCAAGTCATAATAAGGTATTACCATATTGCCAGACTCATCCTCTGTAAAAAGCAGATTCCGCTCCATCTCCTCCTCAGCCTCATCTATTTCCATCGCCTCCCACTCAGAAAAGTTACCGTTAGGATTAGGCTTCAACCCAATCCGCTTAGGCACCTCAAAAAAGTTATTACTCGCATCTATCCCAATGCTCTCCATCTGGAGCTGGAAGAAGGATTTCTCCAAATTTTCAGGGTTTAATTTGATTTCCTTCATTATGTTATCACCGGTGTTTTAGTAAATCCTTTTTCAAACCATTCCACCCCAGCCACCACTGGCCAGTAATCTTCGCAGCCATTCAAAGGCCCTGTATAAGTCAATCCATCAAACTCAGACTTTGCCGCCTCCGCCTCTGGATTTTCATCAATAGATGGGCTATTAAACAACCCATCAGGCAGAAAAGGCATAATGGGCTCAAACGTGCCATCCACAGAAAACCGCTGGCAATTCTGCCTCAGCGTGCAGCGTATTTGGTTGCATTTTGGTAGCTTCATCAGGAAAGGAAGTTTTCAGGTTTTTCAATCCGTTCAAATTCCACCACCCAAACCCATGGGTTTGCATCCCAGCTTTCTATACCGTTAATTGATTTCCAAAGTCCTTTAAATGAATCCTTTGGCAATACCCAAGATTTATGCCCTACATAGTTTTTATGATGGTCATTTTTTTGGCCCATTACCAATCCAGTAATTTCAGTTTTGGTAATAATTCCCTCCGCAATTGCATCCGACTCACTAATATCCTGCAACCGCTCCACCCTCACATTCACCACCTTCAGAAAAATCCTGCATGCAGCTTTCGGCATATGGATGGATGGCCTTAACCTCCCCTCAGATCCTTTTTCCAAAGTAGCATGGTAGTAGAATTTACACTCCCCGTCCAGCTCAGAAGGCGATAACCTATTATAAATCCAGTCAGTGTACCAGCTTTCCCTTACCCACAGCACATCACCAGGCTTTCCAAATCGATCTCTTAAAGCAAAGCGAGATTCTCCTTTCAGATCAAAAACCTCCTTTTCTTTTACAACCAATTTCGAATGGAGATCATCTAATAAATCTGGCCATACTTCTGGAAAATTAACCACTCTCCTGGTCATCGTTTTCCTTCCCTCCAAAATTGCCTGTACCATCGGCGTGGAGAATAAGATTGGTATAAATTTCATGATGTAACTGTTGTTGTGTCTTCAATTATTTTTTTATCTATCAATAACTCTGATACTCTATCGTTTAGAGCTTTCTTGGTAGCAAATCCACCCGCCAAATCGTGCCAATCAAAACGGTGTGTGGTTTTCTGTTTTATCGCCATCCGTACATAATCCCTTCGGATTAGTGTATAGCCTGCATTCAATAATTTCATTTGATCATTCTGTGTCATATCTGCGGAATGTTATTAAGTTCCTCCTCATGCTTTTCCACCAAACCATCATACTGCTCCTTCTCCACTACCAACACATTTCCAGCGGTCACCTCACCAATCAGGTTAATCACCAGGCAAAGCTGTTCCCAGTCACCATCAGCCAGTTTTTCAGCAAGTTTTTCAATTGTATCCTGGCAATCCATCAAAGCCTTCAGCACATTTTTATCCTGAAAAGCTTTTACATTAGCCAATCCCCTGTTTATAAAATAGAGTTTGCCGCTTAAATCATCTCCAACTTTTCCAAAACTGGAACCAGCCAAACATTTCTGTAAAATGTTTATGGCCAGTTTCATTGTAAAATATCGTACTTCAGTAGTCATCATTTTTTCTCAGTTTTAGGCATTACAGAAAATTTACAATCAGGATGCTTGCAATAGATATTGCCATGCACCACCTCAGCATGCGGGCACTTTCCGCCTCTTGCATCATAATAGGTAGTATCATCACCACACTGCCCATCCTCCTTAAAGATGATCTTTGTAATCACCCAAATCCCGAGAATGAAAATCGAAATCTTAGGCATTAGCACAAAAAACGCCAGGCAGTTCAATCTGTCCTTTCTGTCCCTCCTTAGAATTAAAAATTGATTCACGATCAGAAACAAAATCACACACATAAACACGGTAACACTTACCCACATCACAATTTCTAATTGATTAGTTTTCATTGTTTCGATAATTAAAAGGTTTGTCATCAATATTATACCTCACAAACGGCCTTGTCGGTTCCAACCGTTCAGGGCAATACATAGTGTGCGGTTCAGGCATGCAAGCCAGCACACCACAGTGGCAGCATCTGCCAAGATTTGGGGCAAACTCTGCCCTGTCGGTGCCAATTCCTGGCACCAAAGTCAATTGGTTTTTCATAGAATTATTTGATTATAAAAGGTTAGATGGCAATCTGTAAACCGCCCTTCTCGGATTTCGTACCGGTTCTTTGTAAAGTGTTATTTCCTCAATTTGCTTAGCGGTTGGGTGCTTTCTCTGCACCAAAGTCAACAAAGCCGCCTTTATCTCAGGCGTGTCAAAATTCACCTCCAGAAGCATAGTTTCCGGGTGGTTAATAAACGCCCTTTTGTAGCGTACTATAAATTTTGGCATAGCTTTTCAAATAAAAATGTTTCAACATACGGCTGGTCCCAGCCTTTTTTTTCCATCAGATACTTCCCGATAGATTCCACAGGAATCTCCTCATAAGACTCAGATTGAATCTGCTTCGAAACCACTAGCCACCTGACATCATACGGCCCCATCCCCAGACAAAGGGCAGCCACTATCGTGGTAATTTTCTTGGGTAAACGCTCCTGGATATTCATTACGCAACCTGTTTTTGAAGATTAAAAGCCTTTGCAATAGATTCCTCCGAAATTGGTTTTGGGATTTCAACTGGCTCAAATCCATACACTATTCTTATTGCATTAAGAACCTCCCAATAATCATAACGTCCAGATTTGCAGTTTCTTATTTGGTGAATGGTTACAAGGTACCCTTGGCTTTTTAACAGCTCTACAGCCTTAAAAGCATAAGAAGGCATAGTCCGTAATTCATTTACTTCATCGAGATACTTTTTGAAAAGAAATTTATCTTTTGGTAATACATTATTTATTTTTTTCACTTTGATTAGTTGCCCCTTTGTTGTAAGTTTGTTGTGAACTTGTAAGGCGCTGCAACATTAGTACGAAAAAACCTTACTAGAAGAATAATGGTAAGAAAATTTCTTACCTGTTCGATGAAATTAAGTTTTAGGACTGTGAAAAACATAGGTAGGCGGATAGAAGAATTACTTAAGGAAAAGGGAATTCCTAAAAATAAGTTTGCAGAAATGCTGGGCACAACCAAGCAATCTGTGAACGATTGGACTACAGCCGGAGGATTTCCAAAAATCGAAATGATTGTTAAAATATCTGATTTATTGGAAGTTAGTATTGATTATTTATTGGGCAAAGGCAATAGAGATAGCAATGAATCAATCCATGTTATAAATAAAAATGAATTTGAAAATCAAAACATTAGCATTGAACAAGAAGAAATAATCCACCTAAGAGAGAAAGTAGACCTTCTTGTAAAGCAAACTCAAAATCAGGAGTACATCATCAAGCTACTAAAAGGAGAGATAGAATTGCCAAAAAAACTGCCAAAAAAAGTTTTAGCGCAAATAAATAGAATTTCTTAACCTCCTAAACATCAAGCTCTTAAAAAATGGAAAAATCAAAAAAAACATCTGGTCAAGAATTCAAATCCCGCCATCCCGACACTGTAAGGCTTTGTTTTCCAAAGCCTTACATTTCTAACATACAAAAAGTGCCAAAAAAAGTGCCAAAAAAAGTGCCAAACTTTAACCTAATACTTCCCAAATCCCTCCACTCAATACACCTTGTAGATTACAATGGGGACCTCTCAAAAAAGTGGTATCTCGATGTCCACCTGATAGAAGCATCCACAGGCCAAATCTGGAGAAAGAAGTATTCAAAAAATATAAACAAATTCAATTCCGTAGCAGAAAGAACACATTACGCCAATGATGTCATTCAGGTACTCATTAAACAACTGCATGCAGGGCACATATTTGCCCCAAAAACAAAATTCGAAAGTGTAGAACCACAGCAGGAGTACACGCCAATCACATTTCAAAGAGCCTTTCAGATTTTCATTGACTCCAGACCAAACCTTGCCTACAAAACCATCAGAAGATACAAGGCCACTCTTGCCTACCTTATTCAGTATGAAAAAACCCACAAGCCTATTTTGCTAAAAGATGTCAAAACCCACCACATTCAGCAGATTTTAGATTTTATTCAATCCACCAGGGCCATACAACCAAAAACATACAACCACTACCGAAATACATTTGCTGCCGTTTGCAACCATTTTGTAAAATCCGATCACCTTACAAAATCTCCTGTTTTAGCAATACCCATCAAAAAAGTCCAGCTTGGAAAAATCCACTATCCCTTAAGTCTGCAGGAAATTTCACAAATCAAAGAACTCGCCCTAAAAGAAGGCGACAACCAATTTGTCCTTTTCATCAGCTTTATTTTTTACACACTGGCCAGACCAGGCAGAGAACTTCGGTTTTTAAAAGTAAAACACATTTTGGAAGATTCCTTTTGGATTTCAGCCGAAAACTCAAAGCCAGGCGAAAACCGGCGTATTGAACTCTTGCCACCACTCAGAAAAATAATTGCAGAACAAAAAATACTAAGCTACCCAAAAGAAGATTTTGTCTTTTCCAGATTTGGATGTCCAGGCAAGGAACACGTAGGCATTCACTATTTTTACAAAAGACAAGTGAAATATCTGGCCGAACTCAACCTATCAGGTAAAAATCATGACCTCTATTGCTACAAGCACTCCGGAGCCATCCAAATGATCAAAGCAGGTTTCACTCCCTTTGAAGTTATGAAAATCGCTGGTCACAAAGATGTCAAGCAAACTCAGGAATACCTCTACAACATAGGCGCCATTTCCATGCTCAATGGAAAAGGAGACAATATGCCCGAAATCTAAACCTCCTCTTCTTCCTCCTCCGGTATCGGGTTCCCAAGTGCTTCCAAAATTGCTTCCACGGTTTCACACGTTACAGTATTGATAACCGTTTCACCAGGCAGCAAAAGAATCACCGGATTATTCATCTCATTTTGCAAAAAGATATGAATACAGTTGCCCAGATTTTCAGCTCCTATCAAAGTGTATTCATCTCCTTCAATGGTAACCAATCCATCTGCAAAAAGTAGTATTGTTAAATTTTCCATACTAACCTATCGGATATATGTGTGTGCAAAAGTGTTTTGTAACCTGGGTTGTTGCTCCATTTTGAATGGCAATAATCAGATATTGATTTACAGTCCAATCGATGTTTACATTTGAAGAAGCTACAGAATCTGTTTGAAAATCGTGAAGGAAAGCTCTTGTTGCTCCTACCATTATGGTTTCTGTTGCTGATTTTATAAATACATTTCTTTTTGCTAAAAAGAAAAGCAGTCCCGATGGCAATGTTGTTGTTGCGATTAAGGTACCACCCAAAGCCGCACTGGTGTTTAGGTAAAATCTTATTGTAATTGCTGCATTGACAGCAGTCATCAGCTGAATCCTCGATACAAAATCAAATCCCTGACTAACAGAAAAGGTATTAGCCGGAATCAAAATAGATGCCACCATTGTATTAGAAGTCGTACCGGTTACGCTTGCATCATTTACATTTTTCAGATACTGAGCGGCCAGTGGGCTAAATGCCCCACTGGGTCCAACCAATGATGTACCCGCAGGCCACACACCGCCTGCCTTTGGCCCGTAAATAAAATTGGTAGAAGTTCTGATATAAAAATCACCATCTACACCCTCAGTTGTTGGCACGGCCGTTCCATAAAGTATGGTTTTACCATCGGTCCCGTTTGTTCCATTCGTGCCGTTTGTTCCATTTGCACCTCTTAAATCACCAGTCGTAAAAGTATCCCCATTTGTAAACTCAATAGTCAATATTCCCGTACCAGCATCATAGTTTGTATCCGCTATGCCATTTCCAGTTTCCCCATCCTCTCCCCTGATATCTCCGGAAGTAAAACTACTCCCATCCGTATAGGTAATGGTCAGCACTCCGGTTGCATCATTATATGAAGTAGAAGCAATGCCCCTACCAGGCGCCCCAACTCCACCACCTGAAGAGCTGCCACCACTCCCCCCACTTCCTACAGAAGCAGATGTTTTTGTCGGCTCCACCAGTTTAGGCAGTGGATAGTCCAATATTTCCACATCGCTTTGGTCCCGGTAAAGCAGCGCCTCCACTTCCACCTCAGTTGTCAGCGGTGCATTTCCGGTAACCTTTGAAAAAAAGAAAAATGCATTTCCCACTCTCTGTTTTCTGCCATAGTTTAGTTTATAAAGCTCAGAAATCGAAAATCTATGCTTCAGCCTTATTTGGTCACTGGTGCTAAACATCAGCATCAGATCTTTCTGAAACAAATTAAAAAGCCCTGGCACATTAGCCTGCAAAAAAGTGTTCCCTTCCGCCGTTCGTTGAAACAAACTATACTCCGGAAAATCTTCATACTGTTTATAAAAACTACAACCAAGCCTGTTTGCAGGAGTCCAAACCGCATCAAATCTATCATCAATATTTTCATACTGCTGATTTGGCCTTCCTATTGTATTGGCAGAATAATACCCTACAGATGTCTCCAGATTTGTAGAATGAACCCTACCAGTGTAATGCGCTATCCTGAATTTATTATGTCCCTGCCCCATCGATGCCACCGGTCCAACCAGAGCAATCTCTTCCTCCAGTGCATTCCACACAGCAACCATAAATCCAGGCAAAATACACTCCCGATCAAACCCTCCTTTATTGTACTTTTTTCCATCTATAAAATTGGCTACTACATAAACAGCCCATCCATAAATATTAGTTATGCAAAAAAACTTTTTGAGATCAGACCTATACCAATATGAATTCTTTTGATCCTCGGTCAATGTATCGTAACCCGTAACTAAATAACCTCCCATAGTTGGCAAACTTGTTACCGATCCTTTAAAAACAAATTCATCCGGATTTGGGGTTCTATCAAAATAACTGGGTGTATTAAACCTGCCTTCAGTCTGAAACATTTTTTCAGAACTTTTATCATAATATAGATTAAACCCACCAAAATCATTGTCTTTCCTTCCTGCATAGCTCACATAAGTATCTGTTCTATCCTCAAAGTTGTCAGATAAAATTTCATCCTTAAAAAAGCTCAGATTTACTTCTGAGTTCAAAAAATCAATCGAAATCTTTAGCCCAAATGTATTTCTCAAATAGGTCAGCATGGCCGAAACCGTCATGTCAGGCACAAAATCCTGAACCTTAAAACTTTGTGGATAAAGTTCCCACCTCGAATAGTGCCCAAGCCCTTCAAATGCTATGGCCGTTGCCTCGTCATACAATGTTTTTTCGATAAATTCCTGCTCAGGAATATGTATCATCCTATCCATATAAGGATAATCGAAGAAATTGCCTCTCAGTTTCAACCCATTGTAAAGCAATACATACTCAACCAATTTTTTTATCTGAATGCATGGCTGCAATCCTACTGGTTTATACCCCGATAAACTAGGACCGTAACCGGTAGCCTTCCACCCATCTGTATTGATGTAGTAGCCTGTACTGTTTATTTGAATTTTAAAATTGTTTCTCCTCACCCAGTTGGGCTCCGGCCTGGCATCATAGTAGGTAGATGCAGGATTTTGAAAATCAATAAAAAACGGAAAGCATATAAAATTAGAATATAGATCCTCACCCAAAAAACCCTCATTGTATTGAGCAGCTGCATTAGTAACTTCCTTAATATAATCTTTATACTTCTCAGCATTTGCCACATCCTTGTAATCATCAATGGTGGCATTCTCAAAAAATTCCTGCTCATATGGATGATTAAAAGTAACATTCATTGGCCCGCCAAACAGTCCTTCCTTTATAGATTTAGTATTTAGATTGGCCAGTACCTCCCCATAATTCAATGAAACATTTATGCTGGTAAAATCGTCTTTTACCTCCAATATCTGAAGCCTCGATTCAATCCATCCTGCCCCATATTCCACAGTACAAGGGTACTTGGTGGCAAATTCTACATCTATTTCATTCAGATGAATAAACTTTAAGGCTTTTAAATTACCCGGTGTATGCTCCACTTCTATAGCATAAGTATAGTCACCTTCAAAAAGCGTTTCGCCAAGTTCAATGGCATTTACTACAAAAGGAAAGCTGGTTATGCCTTCCAGCACAAACCCATCTTCCAATCGTATTTTAACAGCATTACTCATTATTGAATCAAAAAGGATTTTGTAATTATAAATTCAAACGAATACAGATTAGGTTGATCCATCACACCCATTGGCTTTTTCAGCTCCACAGTCACCGGCCAATAAACCTGGCTTTTATCCTGCAGATAAAACTCCCGTGCTACTGTCAGTTCATAAAGCAGATATCCATATTCCTCTTTGCTGATATATCCGCAATTCACGCTCACGGTTTGCTTCAGGTCATTCACCCATGCTACAAATTCCTCCCCTGCCTCAAACTCAGATCCTGCATCCGTGTAGCGTATGCTTTTTTTCTTTTTACCACTCACATCTTCGTCAGCTTCACCTCTCAGCAACAAAAACTCATAAGCTCCTGCCGAATTCCGAAACCACAAAGTACGGAATTGCCTCAAATGTTTCCCATCAAATGTAAACCTAGATCCAACTCCATCATTGTTTAAAATCTCAATAACTCTTGCTTCTGTTGTAGCTGCTGGCACATAGTTGTAATACACCATAGTTGCAGCCATCATTCTGGAAATCAAGTCATCTGTATTATTGGTATTCAATACCTCAAAATAATCCATGCCATCCAAAACTCTGTTTACTATATGAGAAACCCGGAATGTGTTAGAAAAAATCGGAAACACATTGCTGTCAGCTATGTAGAATGGAAACGTATTTAGCAGTGTAATGGTCGATACGCCATTATAGCTATATAATTTTAAATCAGATCCGCCCGCCTGTAGTAATATGTACCACACTGAACCGCTGTACCAAACCACACTTTTGCCAATTTTACCCGTTACCACTGCCCCTATTGCCCCTCCTCCTACACTTATACCATTGTCGGCTGGTGTATCATTGGAATAGATAAAAAGCCGCACCGTATTCGATATTTTATACAATTGCACTTCAGAGCTGGCCCATCTGGCAATACTTCCAGCTGCTGTCCAGGTAGCTCCATTATCATCAGTTTCAAATAAATCCTCGCCATCTATTCCAGCATAGTACGAATTTGCATTATTTGTATTGCACATCGAGGTCACAGTACCATTTCCGATTGTGCTTAAGATGGTCAGATCAAAATCAGATGTACCATTAAATTCAACAAAATAATTACCAGTACTTCCAATCTCTCCCACAGCTGCAGCAATACCCGTATTTGCATAATCGAGGCAAACCGCTCTCCATTCCCAGTTTTTCCCCTCAACCGGAACAGGGAAAACATGCGATGTTCTCACAACAGTATCCAATCCCATCCTTATATCAGCTGTAACCGTTTTCAAGCCCAGGCTACCATCATTTTCATTTGCATAAAACAGCCAGATTTTATAAACCCCCTCACCTGCAATAGTCACCAGTATGTGAGAAAAAGCAATATCTTCCACACTTTCAATCACCCTGAAAAAAATCACCTCCCTTTCAGAAACATATACACAGCTGCCTTCATTTCTGTGTACCAGGAGAAAAGTAAAGGAATCAGCATGAAAGGTATCTATCACCTTTTCATTTGGCCTTGCCATCCTTGGCATGGTCAAATCAGTAGTGCCATCTATATCCACCCTAATCTCATCCGCAAGGTCCTGATCATTTTGAAAGTAAGATATTGGCAATCGCCTCACACCATTTGGAGCACTTATCTTTTGCCAGTAAGCAATTCTTTTAAAGGTCATTATGTTTTCCTGCACATACCACTTATCGGTTTGTTTGTAAAATTGCTCCTTAGGCAATCCACCCAGAACCACATAAAAGAAATTTATAGGCACCTCAGTTCCTGTGCTGTAGTGTTCATTTGCAATGTGAAACCTCAAAACAGAGTGCTCATACTGCCCATGGCCATCTGTGCCAATAAACTTTCCAAAATCCCTGTAGGCTACACTTTCCATACAAGCATTCAGCACCTCATTCAGGTCCAGGTAGTAGCCAATCAGTGGCACCACATTCAGCGTAGCCACTTTTTCAAACACTCCGGAGTTAAACTTCTTCTCCACCCACACATCCTTTGCCAATATCGGGCTGGCATCAGAATCTTTAACCGGAATTCTTATTGGGGTTTTACTCCAAAAAAATTCATTCTCAATCTTGAAATCAAAATAAGAATCTATTGAATCTACAACCAATCCACTGGTCACATTCTTAACATTTACGCCCAGGCTAAATCGATCATTAAAAGCAGTATGAAACCTGCCAATGGCCGTAAACACCACAGTACCAGTTGCACCATCTCGGTATTCATCCTTAGAAAGCAGCCATTCACCATTATCTGTCAAATAGGTAGCATCCCAGATCAATTCATAAACTTCTCCGCTCCCGGTAGGCAAATCCGACAAATCAAAATCATAGCTAAAATCAAGCTGCATATGGTGAGACCTATACCCCTTAATTTCATTGCCCACAGGCAAACTCTTTTTAAACAGCTTCATTATTGATTGATATTTTGTATTTTAACAGTTTGATCCTGAAACCTTTCATATTCATTTTGAGCAAACACCACTGGCCTGTTCATTGCCATTTTTATTTGCTTTACCTCGTTCATCAGCTCAGCCAGCTGCATATTGTCGCCACCCATTCCACCACCACTAATATCCGCTGCACCCATTGCAGGAGGAGGCCCCGAATAACTGGTATTTCCTGAGCGTATGGCATTCTGCCTCACCGCCTCAGTTACAGCAGTAGCATTTATTACCGCAGGATGATGCCGGATAAAACTCGGTGTCACATACTCATTGGCATGCACCATGCCCACAAACTTCCCATTCTCATCACCCGTTTCCCCACCATAGTAATACCGGTTGGTCACCTTATCCCCACCACTACTACTTTTTCCCCCACTTCCTGGGCTTTCCAGTGATGGAGCAGATGGCACACTAGCCCTATTTATGGTTGATATTGCACCAGCGATAGTACCGATTATAGTTGCAACTGCAGCGGCAACCTGCAATCCATAAGTTACAGGATCCGTACTTTTTGCTGCATATGCTGCAGCAGCTCTGGATATTGCCACACCTTGTGAAATCAAGGCTTCAGCAATTGCTATCGATTGGGAAAAAATCGCCAGATCCCTTTGATTTTTACTAGTGGCTGCAAAAATGTTGGTAAGTGCATTTCCTACTGCAGATGCTGCAGTAATGGTTAAATCCTGATGCAGCGTTTTAATCCTCAGTATCTCAGCCTCAGTCTTTTTAGTATCTTTTATCACCTTGGCATTACTCTTAGCCTTGGCCAACTGCATGGCATCATCCATACTTCGGTACAATGCCAGCGAATCAAACCCATGTTTTTCAGCCTCAGCTATAAGAGCCATGTAATGCTCACGAATCCTCATCAGCTCCTGGTCCTCACTAGATGCCGTTTCAAAAAGCATCTTTTGCCGAAACTCAGCCTTCTTAGCCTCATCCGCAATCCGCCACTCCTCCTCCTTAGCCGACCTCATCGCCAACCGCTGTTCCTCCAACTGCTGTATATCAGCATTAAAAGCAATCTCAGCATCCTTTTTTTGCTGTTTAGTCAGATTTTCATTTGCCTGGGCATCCTCATTAAACTTAAAAGCCTTCAGTGCCTTTTGGCTATACTCATTGTCAATCGCAGCAAGTTCCTTCTCCCTTTTTTCCAGTCCGGTCAGTTCCCGTTTAATATCATTCTGCTGCAGCACCTCATCCATATCCGCCAAATGTTTCCGCAATTCTTCCATCGCATTCTCATTGGCCTTTCTCATTTTCTCAGCTGCTTTGTCAGCTTTTGCCTTTGCTTTAGGATCCTCCGCATCAACTGCATCTGCAACATTTCTTACCCTGCCCGGTGCCTGTGCATTGGGTGCATTTTGTTTGGTATCTATTCCCAATGCCCTGGCCAGTTCATTTTGCCCCTTCAAAAAGTCCTCCCGTTCTTTTTTAAGTTCACCTATAGCCTTTTTGGTTTGGGAAATATCAATCTGAATATCCTGAGACAGCAATCGAACCTCACCACCTTGCTCCACTCTAAACTGTTTTCCTTCCTTAGCCAGCCTTTTGGTTTCCTCCTGCAGTTCTTTCATCAGCTCAATTTCCTTTTCAGCAAACTCCTGCATCTTCTCAGCATTTTGTTGCAGGAAAATCTTTTTCACATACTCCTTATTCACAGCATCCAAAGCAGTTTGAAGCTGCTCATTGGTCACAGTTTCAGCGTTCAGATTCCCCAAAAAAGAAGGAAACTTCTCTTGAAGTTCTTTTATAAGCTGCTGCCTGTTACCATATTCATTATTAGACATTTGAATAGCACCCACCAGCACATTCAATTCTGCCTGTTCCTGCCGGAATGAATCCGATAGATTCACCTCAGTCAGTTTCACCAGCCATCCCACAAAAGTTTGAACCCCACCTATCAAAGCACTATTCATAAAAATAGCCGCTATCACTTTTTGAATCCTTTCCAGGTTAGCCGCAAAATTCTCATTTTTAAGATTGTACTGCTCAGTAATGGCCGAGGTCTCCTTTATCGCACTACCCGCAAGCTTAGTCCTGCCGGCAAGCAAATCCATATTCCCACCCAGTTTACTAAATACCTCACTCGCACCTGCCCCACTTATTTCCAGATCCTTTATCAATCTACCAAGCACAGTAGCCGCTTCCCCGCCTTTCTTGCTCCCTTCCAGCACTCTAAGAAATGCCTGGTATATATCCTTATCCACCAGCGCACTAAAGTCTTTCAAACTCATCCCCGCCACCTTCGCAAACTCATCCGTGTTGGTAGTCATTTTCTGCAAAATCTTACCCACTGCCGTTCCCCCTCGCTCAGCAGTTATACCCAATTCCTGCATGGTAGCAGATAGTCCAAGCACCTGTGGCGTAGTCAATCCCAGATTTATACCCACACCCGCAATCCTGTTCGCAAAGTCAGTCACTACCGGAGCAGTAGCCACGCCCTCCTGGGCCAGTGTCACCACGGCATTACTTATTTTGGTAATATCATCACTGATATTGTCGGTCTTTATATCCGAAAACACATTCCGGAGAGTCGCCATTTTCTCAGTTATCTCCTCAGCCCCACCGCTAAACTCAGAGCCAAGCACTACCGAGGTCTTATTCATCGCCTTGGTAAACTCCAGCATCTCATCCTTAGCCACCCCAAACTGACCCGCTATTTTGCCAATCCCAAGCAAATCCTCCCGGCTGGTCCTCGTGTTCAGCGTTCCCAGTGCCTTGTTATATTGCTCCACTGCCTGGGCACTTAGCCCGGTAGTCATCTGCACATCCGCAATCGCATCACTCAGCTTTGCACTCCTGCTTATCAGGTTGTTTATTTTGCCAATCACAGCATCAAAACCCAAAGCCGCCACAGCAATGGCCCCAAACTTCCCAACCTCACTTTTCAAAAACCCCCAAACACCTGCAGTACCTTTCAGCTCAGCCCGTTGTTGGTTTATGGTAGAGTTCACCGCCTTTAGCTGAGCATCTACCTTAGAATACTCCGCTGTTCCTCTGGTCAGTCCGTTCCATTCCTTTTGCAAATCCCTTTGGTAGCTGGTCAACTGCTTCATGGTCATGCCAGTCAGGCCCATCTGTTCCCGCAGTTTGGTCATTTCCGAAGTCGCATTTTTCAGCTGTTCATTCGCCTTGTTATACTCCTCAGTCCCTTTTTTCAGGTCCTTAAGCGTAGCCCGCAAATCCTTCGCCTCCATTTCCAGCTTGCCAAGCTCATTAATACCCTGCTTGCCATCCACCTGCACCGAAATTTGTACCTGATCCTTTTTTACCATGCCTCAGAAATTGAAGCATAAAAAAAGCCCGGTCCCCCGGGCTATAAAAAGACAGCTATTTTTAAAAATACCACTACCGCTCAGTTTTTACAGTTTCCAATATATCCCTCACCACCATAAACAATTCAAGCACCTCAGGTCCTTTTTTTAGAAAAGGATCAAACTCCTTTTCCTGAGCCAAAAAAATAGACAGCCTATCACAAAGATAGCCCACATCCTCATGGATATGTTTTTGCTGAACCAAATCAGCCTCAATAAAACTTATGAGTGGCATAACATCAAAACTCAGACTTCCTGCCTGGTTAGATACCCATTGCCTTGGGGTTTGCTTCACGTTTTGCATTAAAAAATAAAAAGTTGATAGGCGCTGCAGAACGAATCCATAATGAAAATGAAATTATTGAGTTTCTAAAACTCTCGCCTACCAATAAGTTATATCATTGGTTTTTGATTTTCGTTCGATCTTTCGTTCTGCCCCACAAAAGAACAAGTAAAAGCGAACAAATCAATAAAATTAATTAAAATTAATTTTTAGGCCAATCCCATTTTCGCCAATTCCCACATCCCAGTTTTTTGCTCCAGCAGTACTAAGTTCATTTATGCCACTAACACTACTTATCAAAGAAACAAGCCCAAGCGTACCTCCACCTATCCACATTCCCCTTGCTAAAGAAGGACTTTTATCTACTACAATAAAGCCACCAACTGCCAAACCAATTGCAAAAGTAGCTGTAACTGTGGCAATCATCATTTTGTTACCAGCACTTCTAACATCATATCTCAAATCATCCACCTCCTGCTGCAAAACCTTCACCTCCTGCATCATCAGCGTATCCCTCCCAATTTTAGAGTTTTGCCCCCGGCAAACCAACCCACTGCAAAGCAGCAGCAACAAAAAAACATACTTCATTGAAAATAATAAATTAATACCCCAACAATACCAAAAATCAGACAGAAAATCAATTCCATCTTCACCTTATCCCAAAACCTTTTTGTAGTGTAAAAACTCACCCCCAAATATTGCAAAAAAACTATTGCATTCCCACTATCAACTATCCACTTTCAACTTTACACTGTCTATTGCCTTCTCCATCACCTTTATCCCAATCGCCCCCTCCAAAGCATTCAACCTGGCAAACATCAGCCGCATCCACTTTTTCGCCTTCCTCGGTTTCCCTCCGTTTTCCTGCACCTTCAATCTATTCACATTTCTTCCCTCAATAGGCTGTCCCCTTCCCACACCCATATCTACAAATCTACCCGAGGTATCAAAATACTGCTCCGCAGTCACCGTAGTACCAGCAGCAGAAACCTTATCCCTAAAACTCCCCGCCAAAGCCTCAGTCACCCCAATCCTTTTTTTTCGCACCTCCACAGGAAGTAGCTCCTGGTTCCTGGCACTCCATGTAGTCACCAGATTCTGTACCGCAAAAAAAGCATCAGCTTCTACTCCCATGTATTTAACTATAAACTATCCACTAATAACTATCAACTATCCACTATTTCAGTCCCAACGGTTATTCAGCACCAAATCCGGATTCGCAATCTCCATCACCTCAAACTCTGTCCTCCATCCATAGCAATTGTCCCACACCGGCCCAATCTTCTGGCTCATAAACGATCCATCCACCAAACCATCAAGCCATGCTGTATTTTCATTTTTGCTTCGGTATTGCATCATGGCAATAATCTGGGTAGTAATATCCAAAGCACCTGTCTTTATCTCAGCACGTTTTGCCTTGTCATCCCTGCCCGTTGTAGCCAATACCCAGAAAGCACCCCTGTACACCCAATACTGCTGGTCATCATTTGTTTCAGAAAGTCCCCTCTCAAAATCCTCCAGAATCAGCGCATACTTGTCCTCCTTCCATTTTATGCCATCAGGCTTAGAAGTAATTGCACTTTCATCAAACAAATCAATGTTCAAAAACTGGTCATCATTCTGGCTCCATATATCCATGTGCCACTGCGCCAGATTCCTAAAAAAAGTTACATATTCGGTATGTGTCATGCTGCTGGTTTCTCCTTTTTATAACTGTCAAAAACTTCAATCTCCAATCCATCAAAAACCTCCAATCCGCAGGTCTTTTTCAATTGCTCCAGCGTGCCAAACTGCTTTCCCGCCAATCGCTGCATAAATCCCACCATCCCATAAGGATCACTGCTAGGCTCCTGCCCCTCCACAGGTTCAGGAAAAAGATGAGGATGTGTGTCCACCAGTGTTTTGAAAAAACCAACAAACCACAGATAAACCCTCATTTTAAACCCATAACTCCTGGTAGATATCCTTTTTGCAAAATACTCCAGAAAAACAGGGTTATAATGCCCATCCACCCTGTAATATATAGCAGCTATCAGTCTATCCAGGTCCTCCTCAGTTTCATTTTTACTGTAGTTGGTATAATACAGTATCGCATCCACCAGCTGTTCAAAATTAAAAAACTTCCCTTCATCATCAGGCTTTTGCACCCATGCTTTGGCATGGTAGTTTCTTTGAAACGCACTCAGATCCTCCACCAGTTCCGGTGCAGACTTAAACTCAGGCTTTGTCTCCAGAAACGAAAGAAACTTTAGCACATCAATCTGATCCTCATCCTCCGCCTTCATCACAAGCTTCCATTTGGCATATAGCGCCTGCCTGTTCTTCATCAGAATTTTAGCCATCCACTTCCAGCGAATCAAAAAGTAAAGCAAAGAATACCACCTGCCCTCCGGCATTTCCAGCAAAAGTTTCAGCACCTGCCAATAAAACACATGCTTCGCCAATCCCAGATTTCTTAATTCCAGAATCTTACAAGCCTGCTCCTGCTTCAGCTCCTCCCATTTGCCAGGGAGTAAAAGCGCAAAACCATCTATTGTCAATCGTATCATACTATTTCCACCATCGGGCAAAATTGTAAACCTGTTTTATAGGCCTTGTCAACCGACAAACCCCTGATCCTTCCCTGCTACCCATCCCATTTGTATTCCCTTCAATAGTCACAATAAAAGAACCCGATGGCAGCACCTGCTCCACCAGTCCCACATGGCCAATCCGTTTCATGTATTTATTCCACACAGAAAAAACATCACCCGGAACCAATCCCGTTTTGATCAGCCGGTTTGGGACAAACCAACTCAATGCCATCCCTCCCCCAGCTGAGCATGCACACTTTAAATGCACATATCTTTGTGTCCATCCGCACCACGGCTGTCCAGGCTTTCCACCAGCAGCCATCACAATGCGATCCACCTCTGGCCCTCGGTTGTTTCTTCCAGGTGTTTCTTTTATACCTAAAATCTTTCGCCCTTCGCTTACCAGGCATTGGCTTTTTTGCCCTAAAGCATTGAAGTCAAAGCCCAGATAGACAAGGCATAAAATGCAAAATATACGCATAAGGCAGTTCGTTCTTTTTCGATGTACTCAATTTCAAAGTCAAACAGAATCCGATAAAAGTGCGGAAAGTTGAGCCTGGTAGCCAACGTGGCAATCCATCCGGCGATATACATAATGGCCACACCTGCAAGCACATTGGTAAAGTATCCCGGAGGCACCAATCCAGCTTCCGGTCCAAACCAGATATAAACTGCATAATAGGCCAACGCAAAAACCAGAATGGAGATTGGGAAAAAAACCAACTCATTAAATTTCTTCCAAAAATTTTTCATAATCTGTTTAATTGTAAATAATACTTAATCACTTTAAAAAACTGAGCGATTGATTTTAAATCATCAGAGGTAAGGTCCTGATTTCTGATTCCTTTATCCTGATTCCTTTTTATCATTTATCTATCACTTTTAAAATTTGAAAATCCTTAATCTTCGTATCTGGATTACCAGAAAACACCTCCCCAACCAATCGCCGTTTCTTCCAAAACTTCCACGGGTTTTCCCGTTTCCCCTTCCTCACCAGTATCTGCACATCATTCCGGAAATCTACCCCGGAGTAAAGCGTATCACCCCTTACCGTGTCATGCTTCACCAGCCATTTATCCTGGTACACAAAAATCTTAACAGTATCACCCGCCCTTGGTGCCTGCAAAGCAGATTTCACCTGCTTATTGGTCTCAATTTGCACCCTCTGGTACTGCTCCACCCTGCGGATATCCGCCTTAAAATCCCTTTTAAGGCTATCCAATTGAGGTTTTAAAACCCTGTTAAAAGTCTCAGAACTCAGCTCAGGCACCGCAATAGCCGCCTTTTGCCTGCCATCTGGCATTTCCTCCACCTTCAATTTTGCAGAAATCAGGGTTTTAAGTCCTGCATTCTCTGCCTCTGCAATTGAAAACTTCTTAGCATAAAAAAATGCTACAGCCAAAGCAAGTACCACCAAAATTGCCAACTGAAACTGTAGCTTCATCCTTATAAACTTCTAGGTTTTCTCCCTGGCTTAGCCCTCAAACCGTTATGCTCCAAAAACACCTGCAAACCATGTAACACCTTTGTCAGATCATTCAGTGCTGCAGTAGTTTCTTTTTGATGAGCTTCAAAAACCTTCCTATCCGATTTTGCAGCTTCCAGAATCGCAGCTTCAGTCTCTTTTCTGTCCGCCTTCTCCACAGCAATAGCAGCCATCAAATGGCTGTTTTCTGTTTCAATTCTGGTTATCTTGTTAGACAAACCAACATAAACCCCTACCAACCCCGCCAAAAAAATACCAATTTCAATTACAATTTGTATTTCCATTTTTGTTTAAAGTATTACGATTTTATCAGTTGTTAAATTTTTAAAAGCTTCAGGAGCCGGAGCAGCCGGCGTATAATGCCCCCCATTTTTAAAAGTGGCATAATCATCAATATTATTATAAATCAGATCCCTGATCTCCAAAAGAGCCGCAGCCCCTTTCTGCTTGCATTCCTCCCGTATCTCCGCAAGTTTATTTGGCCCTGCCGGAGTTTTCACCCGTATCACATCCCTGCTGGCCGTAGAGCTTGACATCACAGTCACACCATAGTCAGAAATCTGGAAACTCAGCATCAGCATAGCATCAGCCATGGCAATGTTAGCCACCGCCTTTTTTACCAGTTTCAAAAGTTCCTCATTGGCAGGTGTCAGATCTCCATCAGCCTGTTGCGCCTTCAGTTCCGGTCCAAGTTCCCATATAATCCGATCTACAGCCTTTGCTGCCTCACGTCTCTGTGGAGCAATAGCCACAAATGTGTACCGGCTTTCCCCAATGGTCACATACTCATTAAAATCAGTGGCTGTGGTCACATAGCTGC